CGCTCGCCAGTGATCGACGGCCGCAGCTCGACATACCGCAGCATAGCGCGCGCGTGGTGTAGGTCGCGTGTAATCGAGCGCGACTCCGCGCGGTACGCCCGGCGCCCGTCGACGTCGCGCCAATCGCGGATATAGTTGCCAGGCTCGAGCCCCGGCCGCTGGCGTATCCATAAGTCGAGCGCGTCGACGATGGCGAGCTTGAGAGTGTCGACCGCCGGTGAGTAGCCGGCGGCGCTGGTAATGGTGTTCGTCTGCATGTTATGTGCTCCTAGTGTGGGGGTGGTGATCAGGCGGCCGCGTCGACGTCAGCGGGCGTCGGCGCTGGCGTGTCGGCGTGCGCCGCTGCGAGCGCCTCCTCGAGCGCGCCGGCGCCAATCTCGCCGCGCAGGGGCATGACGACGGCGACGGCATCGGGCTGGCCGTCCGTGATGATCGCGGGCGACGTGCCGCGCGTATGTATGCGCACGGCATGCTGGCCGGCCGCCTTTTTCGACACGTTGCGCAGGATGGCGAACGCGTCGCATGCGTCGGCGACATACTGCCAGTTGGTGCAGGATGGCTCGAGCGCGCCCAGCTCGCCGGCCGCCGGCATCACGCGGCGCCATTGTGGGAATGTGCCGTCAAGCGGCCGGAAGCCGACAGCGCCGCCGTTCGGTACGGCGATCGTGCCCTCGGGCTGGCGGATAATGTGCACGTCTGCGCGCGTCGGATCCAGCTCGCGCACCCATCGCAGGGTGACGGCGACGTCGACGTCGCCTAGGCGCTTGCCGCGTGCAAACTCGCCGGAATACAGCTTGAGCGCCGCATCTATCGCGTCGTTGGGGATGATCACGCCCTCGCGCAGCTCTGGCGGCATGACAGCTTTATCGTACGCTCGAGCGTGCACGATACCGGGCGCCGATATCACCAGCATACGATGGCCATCAGTGGCGACGACCTTTCCGGCCGTCACGTCAAGAAAGACGCCGTTCAAATAGGAGCGAATATCGCCTTCGGCGGTATGCGTGCGCGCAGCGCGCAGGGTCGCCAGCGAAACGGTCAGATTCAGTTGCAGAGTGCTCATGATGTAGTGTCCTCTAGGTTACTTGCGAATGTGATCGATGATGCACGCCAGCGCGACAACGGCCGTGCTGGCGACTAGCAGAGAAAAAGCGCCCAGATAGACGGCCGCTAGAAAAGCGGCGCAGCCGGCGACGGTGAGCGCGTTGGAGAGCTGACGGGCGCTCATGGCGTCACCTCGAGCGCAGCGGCGTCCTCGCGTACGGCGTCCTCGAGCTGGCGAACCAGCAAGAAACATTGGAACGCATCCATGCGGGCGTCGAATGGGTCGCGCTCGAGCGCGTCGATCAACGCGCGCCGCAGCCAGTCGCTGGTCGCCGGGTGCGCGATCGTCGAGGTGATGCGATCGCGCGCGGCGATCACGCGATCGGACAGCGGCGCGCTCATGAGCGCACCGCCAGCATGTAGTTTGTGCCGGGCTCGAAATAGGCCTCGAGCTTGTGCTCCGCGATCGCCGCGTCAGTCATAGCGAGTGTGACGCGATTGCGCGTCGAGCGGCGCATGATGGCGATCACGCGCGCGGCATAGTCCGGCATAGTGGCGGCGACGGCTCGAGCTTGTGCCAGCTCGCGTTGTTCGGTTTTGTTCATGTGATTTACCTCAGTGACGTTGAACATGTGGCCATCTTGAGCGCGCGCCAATGTAGCGTCAATTAGTTTTTTATAACGTGACCAACAGGCGGATACATGCGACAGCGCGCGAATGTTGGGTCATTTGGGTGATCGTTGGGTCATGAGCGCGGCGAGAATTGCCTAAGCGCTCGAGCCTATTTCCGTAGGGCGCGAGGGGGTTTTGGGTCATTTGGGTCATGGTTTTTGATTAAATTTAAAAAGTCTTAATATACTGTATAGGCGTACAGCTGTGAGCTGCAGCGGCGCACAATGAAGCGGCTCATCGACTTTTTTTCCATGGCAAAAGTGCCCAAATGACCCAAAGCGCCCACGCCGCCATGCCCACGCCCGCATGCTTTTGGGCACTTTGGGCAATCGGCACGCCATGACCCAAATGACCCAAAGACCGACGGCCGCATGCCCGCGCTGGCGCGCGCACCGGCTCGCATGCCATGACCCAAATGACCTAACGCCCGCGCGTCGCGCGCACCGGCGCTCGAGCTCGAGCGCTGCAAGCTGGCGGGCTGGGGGGCTGGGGGCGCCCGGCTCCGGGCTGGCGCTGCGGGCTGGCGGCCGCTGGCCGCTGGCATGGGGGGGTAGGGCCCGAGGCCACCCGGTCAAAATTACGGGGAGCGTTCGCAAAAAATTTTTTATTTTTTAGCCCACCAGCTTGCAGCCCTGTGCTTTCATCCAGTAACCTTCAGCCATGTCCTTCAAGTCTTTGCCGTTCGCACCGCGCGAGGTGAAAGCAACCGAGAAGACGCTGCAGGCGATTTACGACGCCGCCGCGCTCGGGTTGAAAGGTGATACGTTGGCGCTGGCAGCCGGATTGCTGCCGGTCGAATACCGCCGTTTGTGCCAGCTGGATCCGATGGCCCAACTAGCCGAAGAGAAGGGACGCGCCGATGGACACGTCGAAGCCGCCACGCAACTGCGCGAAGCCGCGCGTCAAGGGGACGCTAAGGCTGCCCTATCCATACTCACGCATGTGCACGGCTGGGTGGCGAAGCAACAGGTGCAAGTCGACATACAGCAGCAGATCAGCATCACGGCAGCACTGCGAGAGGCGGAATCGCGCGTCATTAATGGCCGCTTGGCACAAGATGAACGGGCACCACTAACTATCGACCAGCCGACGCATGCAAACGCCGATTTATAGCGCTGACCAAGAAGAGCTGCTTATGAGCAAGCTCTGGTCGCCTGCGATTAAAGATGACCCCGAAGCGTTCGTGCTGTTTGTCTTTCCGTGGGGCCAGGCCGGCACGCCGCTCGAGCACTTCAGCGGCCCGCGCAAATGGCAGCGCAAAGTGCTACGCAAATTTGCAGAGCATATAAAGGCCAACAAGACCCGTGAGGCGTACGAAGTGCTGCGCATGGCGACAGCCTCTGGTCGCGGTATCGGCAAGTCGGCGCTGGTGAGTTGGATAACGCTCTGGATGTTGTCGACGCGCATAGGCTCGACGACCATCATCTCGGCTAACTCGGAAGCGCAGCTGCGCTCGGTGACGTGGGCCGAAATTACCAAGTGGCTTGCGCTGCTGATCAACAGCCACTGGTTCGAAGTGTCCGCCACGCGGCTGATGCCGGCCAAGTGGATCGCGGAGCTCGTCGAGCGCGACCTGAAGAAAGGCACGCGCTACTGGTCAGTCGAGGGCCGGCTGTGGAGCGAGGAGAACCCGGACGCGTACGCGGGCGTGCACAACCACGACGGCGTGCTCGTCATCTTTGACGAGGCGAGCGGCATACCTGACCCCATCTGGGCGGTGACGGCGGGGTTCTTTACCGAGAACACACCGCACCGCTTCTGGTGCGCGTTTAGTAACCCGCGCCGCAACGAGGGGTACTTCTTTGAGTGCTTCAACGCCAAGCGGGCGTTCTGGCAGACAGAGAGCATCGACGCGCGCGAGGTGGAGGACACCGACAAGATGGTCTACCAGCAGATCATCGACGAGTACGGCGCCGACAGCCCCGAGGCGCGCATCGAGGTGTATGGTCAGTTTCCGCTTGAGGGCGACGATCAGTTCATCGGCCCGGCGGTCGTCGAGGCGGCGTGCAACCGGCAGCGGTGGAAGGACGAGACGGCGCCGGTGGTGCTTGGGGTCGACCCTGCGCGATCGGGCTTCGACAGCACCGTGATCGTCGCGCGGCAAGGGCGGGACATTATCGCCATCAAGCGCTACAAGGGCGAGGACACCATGACGACGGTGGGTCGCGTGATCGACGCGATCGAGGAGTTCAACCCGGTGTTTACCGTCATCGACGAGGGTGGCCTTGGGTACGGCATATTGGATCGGCTCAAGGAGCAGCGCTACAAGGTGCGCGGGGTGAACTTCGGGTGGAAGGCGAAGAACCCGGTGATGTGGGGCAACAAGCGCGCGGAGCTCTGGGGCAACATGCGCGAGTGGCTGCGCGAGGGGCACATACCGAACGATCGGCAGCTGAAGACAGACCTGACCGGGCCGACGCAGAAGCCCAACTCGTCG